GGTGTGCGCCTGCCAGCCGGTGGCGGCGCAGATTTGATGGATGGTCGCGCCTTCCGGACGCTGGAGCATCCGGATGACCTCGGCCTGCTTGCTGTTCTCGCGGCTGCGCGTCGCGGGCTTGTCGCCCTTGGCCCACGTCGCTTCGGCGGCGGTGACGGCGGCGTCCAGTTCGGGATCGATTTCCGGCAAAGCCTTCGCAGGTTGGCTGCCGGGGCGCGGCATGCCCAGTGCGTCGTAGCCCTCGGCAGCGACGCGCCAGCCTTCGCCATCGGGCGTGATGAGGGCGCGGTTGAACATGCCTTCCAGCACCTTCTTGCGCGCGCCGCCTTTGATGTTGTCGGGGAACCACTCGATCTTGCCGCCGCTGGTGTTGATGGCCTTGGCGAGGATGGCGTGCTGCGCCGGGGTGAGTTGCGTGGTGCTCATGGTCTGCTCCTGTGCAGTGGTTGATTGGGATCGTGATGAACGCGCTGTTCGCGGATGAAGCCAAGCTCTTTCTGCTTCAACGCCCACGCAGCGACGAGATGCCCGCTTCGGCCAGCTCGAGGGCGGCGGCATGGAACGCGGTTTCCGCGATCCAGGGCGCATTCCGCGCGTCGTCCAGCAGTTGATCGACGACCGTCTTGGCGCGGGCGCGCATCGATGCGCAGGCCGCTTCGAGTTGGGCGTTGCTGGCGGTAGCGACTTCGTTGCGGCAGACGCGAACCAAGACCGTCATCGCGGCTTCGGCGAGCTTGACGGCAAGGGTTTCAGGGGCTGGCTTGTTCATGGGTCGTCCTTTCGACGTGGTTGATGGCGTGACCCGATGAACGCGCTGTTTCCGATGGAAGCCAAGCTCTTTCTGCTCGCACAGGAGCCATCCAAAAAATGATTGAAGAAGGTGCCGATGGGACTCTCGATTCGCGCCTACGCGCGCCACCGTGGCGTCTCCGACGCGGCGGTGCGCAAGGCCATCGCGACTGGTCGCATCACCCCGGAGGCCGACGGAACCGTTGATTCGGAACGCGCCGATGCGGAGTGGGCGCGCAATACCGAAGCGCCGCGCAGCGGCACGCGGACGAAGCCCGTGCGCGTGGCGGTTCCGCCCGAACCCGCGCCTGCGGGCGACGGCCAGGGTGCATTGCCCGCAGGTGGCGCGTCGCTGCTTCAGGCCCGCACCGTCAACGAGGTGGTCAAGGCGCAGACCAACAAGGTGCGGCTGGCGCGGCTCAAGGGCGAACTGGTCGACCGCAATCAGGCCATCGCCCACGTCTTCAAGCTGGCGCGCGCCGAACGCGATGCGTGGCTCAACTGGCCTGCGCGCGTGTCGGCGCAGATGGCGGCGCGGCTGGCGGTCGATCCGCACACGATGCACGTCGCGCTGGAGGCCGCCGTGCGCGAGCACTTGCAGGAACTGGGCGATCTGCGCCCGCGCGTGGACTGATGGACATCGACTACGAAGGCGCTGCCGAAATCGCTCGCGCGTGGCGCGAAGGCCTGACGCCCGATCCGCTGCTCTCGGTTTCGGAATGGTCGGATCGGCACCGCGTGCTCTCCAGCAAGGCGTCCGCCGAGCCGGGCCGCTGGCGCACCGGACGCACGCCGTACCTGAAGGCCATCATGGATTGCCTGTCGCCGACCTCGCCGGTCGAGCGCGTGGTGTTCATGAAGGCTGCGCAGCTCGGCGCGACCGAGATGGGGTCGAACTGGATCGGCTACGTCATCCACCACGCGCCGGGGCCGATGATGGCCGTGTGGCCGACCGTGGAGATGGCCAAGCGCAACAGCAAGCAGCGTATCGATCCTCTGATCGAGGAATCGGGTGTGCTGGCCGAGCTGATCGCACCGGCGCGCTCGCGCGATTCGGGCAACACGATTCTGGCGAAGGAGTTTCGCGGCGGCGTGCTGGTGATGACCGGCGCAAACAGCGCCGTCGGCCTGCGCTCGATGCCGGTGCGCTACCTGTTCCTTGACGAAGTGGACGGCTATCCGCTGGACGTCGAGGGCGAAGGCGATGCGATCTCGCTGGCGGAAGCGCGCACGCGCACCTTCGCACGGCGAAAAATCTTCATCGTCTCCACGCCGACGATTGCCGGAGCCTCGGCCATCGAGCGCGAATACGAGGCCAGCGACCAGCGTCGCTACTTCCTGCCGTGCCCGCATTGCTCGCACCGGCAGTGGCTGCGCTTCGAGCAGCTGCGCTGGGACAAGGGCGCGCCGGAGACGGCGGCCTACGTCTGCGAATCCTGCGACACCGCGATTGCCGAGCATCACAAGACGTGGATGCTCGAACACGGCGAATGGCGAAAGATGGTCGAGGGCACGGGCAAGACGGCAGGCTTCCACCTGTCCTCGCTCTACAGCCCGGTGGGTTGGCGCTCCTGGCGCGACATCGCCGCCGCGTGGGAAGCCGCCGTCAGCAAGGAATCCGGATCAGCGGCGGCAATCAAAACCTTCAAGAACACCGAACTCGGCGAGACGTGGGTCGAGGAAGGCGAAGCGCCCGACTGGCAACGCCTCGTCGAACGCCGCGAGGACTACCGCATCGGCAACGTGCCGCAAGGTGGTCTGCTGCTGGTCGGTGGCGCGGACGTGCAGAAGGATCGCATCGAAGCCTCGATCTGGGCCTTCGGTCGCGGCAAGGAAGCGTGGCTCATCGAGCACCGCGTGCTGATGGGCGACACCGCCCGCGACGCGGTGTGGAAAGCGCTGGCTGCGATGCTTGCCGAGCACTGGACGCACGCCTGCGGCGCGTCGATGCCGCTGGCACGTTTCGCCCTGGACACTGGCTTTGCGACGCAGGAAGCCTATGCCTTCGTGCGCGCTTGTCGTGATGCGCGGGTGATGCCGGTCAAGGGCGTGGCGCGTGGCGCGGCGCTGATCGGCACGCCGACGGCGGTGGACATGAGCCAAGGCGGCAAGCGGCTGCGCCGGGGCATCAAGGTGTTCACGGTCGCGGTCGGCATCGCCAAGCTGGAGTTCTACAACAACCTGCGCAAGGCGGCCAACGTCGGCGAGGACGGCGTCACCACGACGTTCCCCGCAGGCTTCGTCCACCTGCCCAAGATCGACGCCGAGTTCATCCAGCAGCTCTGCGCCGAGCAGTTGATCACTCGCCGCGACCGCAACGGCTTCCCGGTGCGTGAGTGGCAAAAGATGCGCGAGCGCAACGAAGCGCTCGACTGTTACGTCTATGCCCGCGCCGCTGCGGCGGCGGCAGGGTTGGATCGCTTCGAGGAGCGCCACTGGCGCGAACTGGAGCGACAACTGGGGGTGGCCAGTCCGCCAACCCTGGAATCACCAATCGAATCACCTGTTGAGGCCACCCCAAGCGGTGGCCTCGCTGTTTCTGGCAACCGCAACCCCGGTCGGCGCGTCATCAAAAGCCGCTGGCTGGGCTGAATAACCCACTGTCCCAAGGAGCCATCATGAGCCTCACCACCCGTATCGAATCGCTGGTCATCCGCGTCGCGCAGGAATTCAACGACGTGCGCGCCAAAACCGGCAACCTCGCCAATCTGACCACCACCGACAAGTCGAATCTGGTCGCCGCCATCAATGAGTTGCAGGCCGCCGTAGCCGCGTCCGGTGCCATCGATGACACGCAGATCACCACGACCACCACCTATTCGTCGTCCAAGATCGTCGCGCTGCTCGATGCGCTCAAGGCTGAAATCCTGGGTGGTGCTGACGCGGCCTACGACACGCTGGTGGAAATCCAGCAACTGCTGCAAAACGGCACCAGCGGTCTGGATGCGCTGCTCGCCGCCGTCAACAACCGCGTGCGCTTCGATGCCGCGCAGACGCTGACCGCCCCCGAGCAGGCGCAGGCGCGCAGCAACATCGGCGCGGTGTCCGCCAGCGACGTGGGTGACACCGATACCGACTTCGTGGCCGTGTTCGAAGGCGCGCTGGTCTGATGAGCCTCGCCACCCGCATCACCGCCTTGGCCAGCCGCATCGGGTTGGAGGTCAAAACCAAGATCGACGCCAGCCACCCGGGCGTGGCCAAGGCGTGGGTGTGTTTCGGTTACGTCAGCAATCAGGTGGTGATCCGCGCCGCACACAACGTTGCCAGCGTCACCCGGCTGGGTACGGGCCGCTATCGCGTGACCTTCGCCAGCGCCATGCCCGACGCCAATTACAGCTGGATGGCCGTCGCCCTCAAGACGCCGAACATTCTCGGGCTGCAACGCCTCGGCATCGTCCGCGCCAGCGGCGACACCCAAACCGCGCAGGTACTCGATGTGAGCTGCGCGTCCCCGACGGCGGCGACCGATGCCGACGAAATCAACCTCACGGTGTACCGCTGATGGCCTACACACAAGCCCAACTCGATGCGCTCGAAGCCGCGCTCGCCAAAGGCGAGAAGCGCGTCACCTTCGGCGACAAGACGGTCGAGTACCGCAGCGTGGATGAACTCATGGCGGCCATCGAGGCGGTCAAACGCGACCTGTTCGAGCAGGCCGCCGCCACGGGCCTGTGGCCGGGTGCGTCGCGCCAGATCCGTGTCACCACCGGCAAAGGATTCTGAACATGCAGTGGTTTGACCGGATGCGCCGCCGCGTCGGCGTGCGTCTATTGGCAGGCACTCCGTTTTACGACGGCATCGGCGGTGGCCGCCGTTCGCTGGCGTGGCAGGTCGGCAACCCCGGCGCAGTGGCGGCGCTGGCTTCGACCCAGCACGAACTGCGTGCCAAGAGCCGCGATCTGGTACGGCGCAACGCCTGGGCGGCGGCAGGCGTCGAGGCCTTCGTGTCGAATGCCATCGGCACCGGCATCAAGCCGCAATCGATGGTGGCCGACAACGCGCTGCGTGAAGCCATCCACAGCCTGTGGTGGGACTGGTGCGAGGAAGCCGATGCGGCGGGCCTGACCGACTTCTATGGCCTGCAGGCACTGGCTTGCCGGGCGATGCTGGAGGGCGGCGAGTGTCTGGTGCGCCTGCGCTACCGCCGCCCCGAGGACGGCTTGCCGGTCGGGCTGCAATTGCAACTACTCGAACCCGAGCATTTGCCCGCCACACTCAATCAGGAACTGCCGTCGGGCAATGTGATCCGCGCGGGCATCGAGTTCGACCGGCTCGGGCGGCGCGCGGCCTACCACCTGTACCGCTCGCACCCGGGCGACGGATCACTTGTGCCGATGTCGGGCACCGGCGGCTGGGGTGGCGGCCTCGACACCGTGCGTGTTCCTGCCAGCGAAATCATCCACTTGTTCCGCCCGCTGCGCCCCGGCCAGATCCGGGGTGAA